AATACATTATAGCTAATCAATAGCTAAAGATTAAGCCAGTTGATCTTTCCCCTTTAAGATTGACTGGCTTTTTCTATTGTGTAGGTAAATAACTATTGTGTAGGTAAATAACTTTACGACAGTTATTGACAATGTAGCGTAAAGTAAATAGTATTTGACAACAACTACAATGTAGGTATAATGTAGATAGGTTAATAAACAGAAAGTAGGTTAATAATGAGTAAATCACATAGTTGGCAGTATCTAGCTAATTTGGATCACGAAACACAACTAGATGAATTTGGTTGGTGCGCGTGTGAAGATAAAGAATACTTCCCATATAGTAATTGCCCAAAAGAAAATGTAGGTTAATAAACAGAAAGGTAAGTAATGAAAAGAACAGAATATAAATATTATATTCAATATTCAAATAGAAGAACTGAAGAACGAACAATATATATAGATGACAATAACAACTATGTATATAAATATAAGGATCGTTATTTAGAAGTCTATGACTATGAATATAACAGAGTAAATATACCAATAGATAAGATGACTAGAAGTATGTTAAATGAATATACAAAAAGTCTAATTAAAAATTGTAAAAATAGTTGGATAGCTCAAAGAGAAGAACAACATAAAGTAAATGAATACAGAAAGTTTATTAATATGTTCGTAGCTAAAGACTCTTTACACTATTTAGATAAACTAGATGAAAAAATAGATGAATACAAAGTAAATATAGAACTATTTGATGATCAAAAATTAGAAAGTGTAGGTTAATCAAATGAGTATAGCTATAAATAATAATTGGTTATGTTGTGATTGTGGTAACTCATACATACCAGCTATTGACAATGGAATATTAGAAGATTTTATGTATGTATGTAAAGATTGTGTAGGTAAATAATGTTTAATTGTATTTATTGCAAAGAAATAACACATTACATAGATGACTTAGATATATGTCATTATTGTTATGTCAATGTATATAGTAAAGAAAGTGTAGGCAAATAACCTTTACATATATTGTAAAGTTAGTTAGACTATGAGTATGGTATTAAAACAGAAGATTGAGTTACCACTAGATTGTAGGTATATATTTGTTAATTATAACAATAATCTAAAACCATTTAAGACAACAAAAGAAGTGTTGCATTTTATAGAGGGTAATAGATTAGAGATTGTAGATCAACAAACATTTAACCAAAGTTATGTAGTGGTAGTTAAAAAAGCTGATAGCTTTTTATAAGCTATAAGCAGAAAGAATAGGGAAGATATGAAAGTAATAAATTATAGTAATAGTAATTTAGAACACGAATTATCAGATATGTATGATGATGTGTTAGATAACTTAGTAAGTGATTACGAATATTTAACTAATGAATTAGGTTTATCACACATAAAAGATTACGACAGTAATACAGATGACTTTAATATTGCTTATGACTTAGGTTATATTAGAGCAATAGAAGTTGTATGTAAATTATTAGAAAACTACAAGATAGTAGAGAAAGAATAGGGAAGATATGAAAGAATATTATGTTATTGAAACTGTAACTACAAGATATACAGTTAAAGCTAATAGCAGAGAACAAGCTATTGAAGATATGGAATATGAACGAGATACAGTTGATACACCATATACAAAAGTAATAGACAGAGAAGTATTCGCAGAAATAAAAGATTATTAGAAAGGTAAACAATGGAAGATGAACTAAACGATCTCTTGATTAAAGCACAAGAGAACATAAGCGATAGTGTAGATAAACAAACAGAGTTTAATTATCGCAAAGTGTTAGATGAAAGTATGAAAGAATTACATAATCTTAAAATTACTAATCAAGAGTTTATAGATATAAGAAATGTAGCGATAAAGAATTTGTATGGTATTGGTTATTCAGCTATTGAGTTAGCAGATATAACTAATTTAACTAGACAAATGATACACAATATAGTGAAAGGGAAGTAATGAGTTATGTTAATCAAATAGATTGGACTTGTGGTTGTATGCGTATGACAGAGTTTGATTATAGAAGTGGTAAAGAACGAACAGTAGGTAGAAGTTATTGCAGAAAACAAGATTGCGATAGGAAAGGGAAGTAATGAAAAAGTATAGAGTTAATGTTGTAGGTACAAAGTATGTTACAACAGATACAGAAGATAAAGCTATTGAACATACACAAGAGATGTTAGATCACATACACAAGTCATTAAATATGCAAGTGTTTTCAATAGCAGAAGTTAAGGAGACAGAGTGAAGTGTCAAGTTAGTTTTTGTGATAGCGATACAATGCAAGACTTTGATGATTATTGTTGGGGTTGCTATGACAGAATATTAGAGAACGAAGAAGTGCCAAATACTAATCCACAATGGAGTAGTTATACAGTTGTAGAATAAAATAGCACTCTATCGCTAGAGTGCTATTCCAGAAAGGAAACAACTATGAATAATCACATATCGTTTTCTTTCATAGTAATAGAAATTGTCATATAAAACAACTACAATGTAGGCACAAGAACAGGAGAAATAAATGAATAAAGAGACAATTAAAAAATTAACTAAAGACTTTCCAAAAGATGTTGTTAAACAAGCACCAAAGGGAAAGTTTGGATCATATGTACCACACCACTTATACACACAACGATTAGTAGATGTTGTAGGTGGACAGTACAACTTTCTTATTAAAGAAATTATTAGAGATAAAGACAACGCAGTTGTAGGTGCAGTTTGCAGATTAGAAATTGAAGGCTTAGGCGTTGTAGAAGAAGTTGGTGATGTAGATACACACGCTATATCTAGGAACATTACTGAAAGCGAAGTATTAAAACTAGCAGTTAGTGATGGTATCAAGAGATGTTGTATGCGTTTTGGTATAGGACTAGAACTTTGGACAGGTGGCGTAACAGAGGAAGAACATTACGCAGGTGTAGAGGAAGATGTAGTTAGTGTAGCTAAAACAACAGTTGAAAGTGCAGAGAAGTTTGCAGAAGATATAGGTGCAGAAGTTAAGGTAGCTGATAACTTAAATATATTTATAGAAACCTTTAACGATAGTGCAGACAAAAAAGCTAACGCAAAGAAAACTGCATATCAACAAACAGTAGAACAAGGTGCTGAAACTGATGTAGAGAAATGGACAGATGACCAACAAGAAATGTTTTATGCGTTTTTTGAAGTAGCAATTAATGAAAAAGATATTGTAGATACATTAGAAGATGTAGGTATAAGTGCAGAAGTAAAGGAAGTAGTAGTGAAAGAAGATAACGATAAGATAACTTGTGATAACTGCAAGTCAAGTGAGTATGTAGAAGATAATAGTGAGAAGAAAGCTAGTGATCCTGCAAAGTATGGAAAGATACCTACGCTTGTTTGTTCTAACTATGGTAGTAACGAGGGCTGTGGAGAAGTAATTGAGTGGTAGAAAAGATACACGCACCAGCTTGGCTTGAAAAAATTAAAGGTAAGTATGAACTTACAGATGAACAAATTAAATTTTATGCAAGTCAAGAAGATACAAAATGCAAAAGAACATTTGATTGTCCTAGTAGCAAGATGACATATTACGACCAACAGGGCAGAATTTATTGTGCAGAACAATATAAAGTTATTGATGATGACTTAAATCCTGGAAGTAAAAACACAAGAGTATGTCATAAGTATCTAGGTACAAACAAAAAACAAGAACAGGATTATTTGTTTTGAACTGCAAGAGTTGTGGTGTAGGCGAATATGATATATATGGTATGCCTAGTCATATCAAAGATGACTACTGCCTACTGTGTAGGGAAATGATAAGGAGAGTTGATGAAAGTAATAGATAAAATATATGACTTTGAGAATGGAGATAAGTATGTTGTTGAAACTAAAGAGTGTTTTCATTGTAAACAAACAGGAACTGTAGAAATATTTACACAAGAACTGTTTTATCTTAATCAAGGTATGCACATACAAGATGCAGTTAAATCATTAGACAGAGATTATAGAGAACAAATGATTACAGGCACACACCCTAAGTGTTGGATAGAAATGTTTGGCGAAGAAGAATGATACTTGCAACTGAATGTAGTATTTGTGAAGCTGAAATAGATTTAGATGCAGGAGATATACAAGGAGATTTTGGAATTACTCCTATTGCTTTTTGTGTATGGTGCTATTCAAGTATCGTTGATATGGTAAAACAATTAGTTGTTTGTTGGTGTGAAGAAGAATGACACAGACAGAGATTGTAGACAAATTAAATGAGTTATATCCACACCTTAATTTAGTTGAATGTGAGGATCAGTTCTGTTCTTATGATGCAGAGGGCGATAACTACATTGTAGAAATAAAATCAAGAGATAAAGAATATAGTAGTTGGATTATAGAAAAATCTAAGTTTGAAAAAAACATTGTTAAATCAGTAGAGAAAACAAAGAAATTTATTTATCTTACTGAATACAATGGAAAGATTATGACTTGGAACATACATAATCTAGTGCGAAAAAACTATGACTTTCAATGGACAGAAATGCCTATGCCTGAAACAACAGAGTTTGATGCTAACAATGTTATACCAAAAGTAGTAGGATTTCTGTATGAAGGAAATGCAAAGATACATAAGGAGAAAGAATGATTGATGTAATGTTAAGCAAAGCAACAGAAGGTAAGGAGTATTTACGATGAAATCACTTGAACAAGTGTTGGAAGAATATTCTAAAAATATATGGAATAATTATTCTTACACTTATGATATTGAAAAATTTGATAAGAGATTATCTAAAGATAAAAGAATAAAATTTTTACTTGAACGTGCAGATAATAAAAGATATTGGGCTGGATATAAATACAATCATAGGGCTGAAGAAGAAAAAGATATATTTTATAATAAAAACATACCTTTATCAGATAGAATAATTAATTTCATAGGTCAGTATCACTATGAATATATTTATTTGCATCGTAAAGAAAAAAGATATAGACAATATGGACATACTTTACGAACATATTATAAACAAGCTATTGAAAGAGTTGATGAACTAAGAAGTGGTAAAGAAAAAAGAAATGGTTTAGAAGAAGCATTAAGTACTTTACCAAAAGATGAGTTAATTCAATTACTTATTCTAAAAAATAAACAACTACAAGACCAAACAGAGATGTTTAAATCTTTAGAGCAAGAAGTAGTTTTTGCAAACAATAGAGCTAAAAAAATGTGGCAAAAGATGAACGCATATAGAGGATTGTCTTGTGTTGTTATGGATATGGATATAAAATCTGTAAATAAAATATTAGACAGAGTAAAGAAAAACAAAACTACTTTACAAAAAGCATTAATGAAAGGATAAATATGATTGATGTAATGTTAAGCAAAGCAACAGAAGGTATGTTGATTGCAGAATTATTAAACAGAAAAAATGAAAAAGGAATGAATTTATTTATGGGAAGAAGTATTCTTTTACCAACTGGTCAACAACAGTTGATAGCAATACTTCCTAACATACAGTTACTTACTAATACAAAACAAGAGGAAGAATAATGTGTATAGAATGTGGTGAGCCACCACAAACAACATTAAATTATGATGGTAGGTGTGTAGGTTGTATGGCACACGAGATAGAGGATTTAGTTTGATACCTTTTCCAAATAAAAAATATAATATTATCTACGCTGATCCACCTTGGTCTTACAAAGTATGGAATAAAAAAGAACATAAAACTGCTGAAAGACATTACAACACTATGTCATTGAAAGATATAAAAGAATTGCCATTAGATGACATAACAGAAGATAATTGTGTTTTGTTTCTATGGGCTACATATCCACAGTTAAAGGAAGCATTAGAAGTTATAGATGCTTGGGGTTTTAAATATAAGACAGTTGCTTTTACTTGGGTAAAAAGAAATAAAAAATCTGATAGTTGGTTTTGGGGATTAGGGCATTGGACTAGAGCAAATGCAGAAATATGTTTACTTGCTACTAAAGGAAAAAATAGAAGAATAAATGGAAGCGTACATCAAATCATAGATACTAAAATACAAAGTCATTCACAAAAACCAGAAGAAGCAAGAGTTAGAATTGTAGAGTTAATGGGAGATTTACCACGAATAGAATTGTTTGCGAGAAACAATTACAGAGGTTGGGATATTTGGGGAGATGAAGTCTAAACTATTCTGTAGTTATCCCAACCATCTTTATTAACTGTAAAACATAACACACCAGGTTTACTCCACATACCAGTTCGTGCAGTAAAGTCTGTACTTGCATCAATACTAGGACATTGAAACCAAGTTCTATCTCCTTGTTGCATCATACGAGGGTGATGAAAATGTCCTGTAACTAATATGTCAGCTTCTCCTGCTGGTAAATGACCAAACATTTGTCCTTGCCACCACTTCATTATCTTACCTTCTGGTCCTGATCCACCAGAGTGCATATGTCCGTGGCTAAAAGCTAGTGTCTGTCCTTTAATTTCTAGTGTGTGATGAAAACCATCTGGTATAGATACAGATACTTTTTTATATCGTGGGTTTTGTTCCATAATCTCACCACAAATCTCTATGTGCATAGTGTCAGAGTTATCTAATCTGTTGGTAACAACCTGTCCTTTACCACTTCTTGACATTTCTCCGTGGTTAGCAGGTACTCCAGACAAAGTTATTTTGTTTGCATATGGTAAAAATGTATCAACAGTTTTCATAATTAATTTTCTTGCTAGATGATACTGCTGTTGGAGTGTGAGAGATATATTGAAGGGTTGTGAGTCGTAAAATCCATAACAACCTTCTGTTAAATCGCCCATAGAAAGCAAATAAATTTCATCTACGCCACCTAGTGCCTTAACCTGCTCTACTCCTCTCTGAAGTGCCAAATCGTAGCGTTTAAGGGTATTTTCTACTCCATAGTCATCTTTTCCTAGTTGCCAATCACTCATACACCATATGAACGCCTGTTTGCTAGTAATGTTTTTCTTTTTAAGAGGTTTTTTCTTTGATATTTCTTTTAATAAGACTTTAAACCACTCATCACGAGCAGGATGTTTTTTTCTAACAACACCTTTAAACGCATAAAAGGTTTCAACTTGTCCACCTTTTAGTTGTGCGTTCCAAGATGATGCTTTGACCTTACCATCTATCTCATAATAACGAGGATCAAACCCCCATTCACGCAATATATCATCAAATTTAGATTTATAATTGGGGTCAGTTCCAATGTGTGTGATTTCACCTAGTCCTGTTTGCTCATCAAACTCTGCTGATGGTTGCCAACCAGAACGAAAGTAATTATTTCCTAAGTCTTTTTTGTCTGTCATACGCAGCCTTTCTGTTAAGGCTTAGTATAGACAATAGATGAGACTATTTCTATTAACTAATTTTTTTCTTAGCGAATGTTTTGATTACTGATAAAGCTGCTCCACCACCTGCAATAGCTGCAATTTGTAGTGCTGAAGCATCTACTCCTGCTATTGGGCTAATTACTAAAGCTGATAAAAATGCTTCAATAAATGTCCAGATCGCTCTTTCTAACATATCTTTTAATTCATCACTCATTGTATTAATTTTCCTAACTTTAATTTGTTTTCTATGTTCTCTAGTTTAGCAATAATTATGTCTAATTTTTTCTGAAATGCTTGTGGATGTATCATATCTGGACCACTTGCATTCGATAAATCTTCTGCTGTTATGTTGGTAGATTTTTTTAGTGTTTCTGTATCTACTTTATCCCACTCAATAATAAATTGTCGCCAAGCATCTCCAGGACAAGCAGTTTGTTTGAATGAACTATGTGGTCTTAGTTCTCCTTTTACCTGTGAGTAGAGCCACTTAACAGATTCAATAGCTTTATCTGAAGGTTTGTGGGTAGGTTCGCTACCACCAAGCCAACACACAGCAACATAATGCTTGTTATTGTAGTTAATCTCTTGCCTACTGTTACCACCTTGTGCTGCACTTCTGTTTCCAAATCCTCTACCTTCATAAATCTGTCCTGTATCT